AAAGACTGTTCGGGTCATCGTGCTGGCTATGCTTGGAGCCAGAGCAAAGGTGGGCGTGTGGCACAGAGTGCATTCAGCCCCAGCTTCAATAACGGTAGTCAACTACATGTGGATGGTAAGTAAGCATATGGAAGAAAACCAATACCCAGTATTCCCTGAGGACGATGGCAGTGATACTCCAAGACTTCCTTACGCACCAGTCTAATCTCGACGAATCAAGTGGCTACAGTCTAGCAGGCAGTTTCACTCACGATCTCATTGCCAGTAAAGTTTGGCTACTTAATGAGCTTGCTCGTATTGCTCCCCAAGTGGGCACTATCTGCGTGCTAGGATCATGGTATGGCAACTTGGGTGTGTTGCTGGCCTTGGATCCTGTTATACAATATAAACAATTAATCAATGTAGAAACTGACAAACAATTTTTACAGGCCAGTCAACGCATACACAATCACCTGGGTATGGACAACGCCCAATACATGCTGGCTGACGCCAATGATTTAGACTATCGGCAACTAGGATCAGACGGTGTTGTTGTTAATACCAGTTTGACGGACATGCAAGGGCAAGCATGGTTTGATCGTATACCCCCAGGTACACTAGTGGTCATGCAAAGTAGAGATCACGATCCTGGCAATGAGGCACACAGCACACAAGATATAATTGATCGTTTTCCGTTGAATGAAATTATTTACGATGGCAAACTCGAATTAGAGGATCCAGAAACCCCGTATACCCGTTATATGGTTATTGGCATCAAATAGAACACCTACCTTAGGACCTTATGGTCACGGTGTGCCCGGCTGCTGGGCTAGAACGTATGGGAGTCGTGCCCCGGAATGCGTTTTTAAAGTGAGCTTTACCAAAACTCTCTTGCTTTTTCTAAATAATCGTGTATACTAGTAAAACTTAATCAGGAGATTTAAATGTCTAACAACAGAACTTTCAATGCAGCCGAAACTGCAAAACTTAACCAAATCATCAACGAAGGTATGCAGGTCACAATGGAGATTGAAACACTCACTGGTGGCCTTAACGACACTATCAAAGCTGTAGCCGAAGAGTTGGACATTAAACCAAACATTCTTAAGAAAGCTATCAAGCTGGCACACAAGAGTGAATTTGGTCGTGAACAACAAGATCACGAATTGCTTGAACAAATTTTGGTCACTGTAGGCAAAACTCTTTGAGTAAATTTATTCTAGCAAGGTATGGAACTGGAAGTGGAGGCAAATTTTTATGTTGCCTACTACAACTAAGTTCGGATGTTAATACTTGGGATCTGGAGCTGGAAGAACTAAAGATCGATTTAGAAAATAATCATGAATCGATCTTTTTTTATTTTAAAAAAAAATTTACCACATTTGATACTTGGCTAGAAAACGAACCACACGTGACATATTCAAGTCCAGTCATATCCGAACTACACACATTTAAACATGATCACCTGGCCTGGAGAGAGGCCTGGGAATTACTCGAATCAGATGAAAAATTTGTCAGAGATTTCAACAACGGCAAAAAAATTATGATGATGACTGGCCACAGTCGCATACCAAAGTGGCTTTGGAACAACACAACCTGCGTTAACATGCATATTGATAATATTTTGGCTGCCAAATGGGTACGCCGTGCCATGTATCGCAAGTGCTTTAAAGAATCCAGCCCAGGGGTGTTTATCCCCGATCCTGCATCTGGCAAAGATTTATTTTTAATGCGACTGCAACCGTTGCCGCCCAAAGACAGCGACCAATACGCAGAAGCTGTAGCACGTCGTCGGTTTGTAGGTAGTAAATTTTCTTTTTTAAAAAAATATATTTGCAAGAACAATTTTAACCTGGTGTACAAAGATTACAAAAAAATAACTGCACATCCAACTAATAAATTGGTCAAACACATAAAATTTAATATTTCAAATATACAATCGGTTGAAGCGTATTATCAAGGATACGAATCTGTATGCAATGAGCTTCAAATCAGTATCCCCGACCCTGATTTGGTTAAAAAATTAATTGATTTTTATATTAAATTACATCATTATACAGATGAAATTACTTGTAGAGTCGGCACCAACAAAAGCATAAATCATGGGTTACCAGTCATAAACGGAGAAAATAATGCAATCAGTTAAAAAAGTTGTTGCCATTGGTGATAGCTTTTTAGCCGGAGCGGAATTAAAAAATCCTAATTTAGTTTGGCCAGGGTTGTTTGCCAAACACTACGGACTTGACTATGATTGTCTTGCTCAAGGAGGACACACAAGTCAATATGTTTTGAGAATGTTGCTCGATACTTTGCACAAAGAAACAGAACCATGTTTTTTTGTAATTCATTGGCCAAGTGCTATACGTGTTGAATATGTCGATCGAGATAATGATACCTGGGTTCAAATAAATCCAAATACAATATTACATGGTAATAAAAATTCTGAAGATGTGAAAAAAATTTATTATCAATACATGAATAGTTTGTTAGGGGATAAGTGGCACAATCTATTAATGATATACTCAGCGATACAAGCCTTAAAACAAACATCGCACCGTTACGCAATGACTACAGTAGATGATTTTTTATTTTCTACAGAATTTCATAATCCAGGATACGTAGAATTTTTACAGACTAACTGCAAAGATCAAATACATTGGTTTGAAGGTTTAACGTTTTTAAAATGGGCGAATCGTAATAACTTTGCTCACGGACCTGGTGGTCACCCATTGGAACAGGCTCACCAATGTGCTTTTGAATACTTTAAACCAATTTATAAAAAATTAATTGCTAATCACTAACATGATAAGTAATAATGAATCGTTCACATTACGAACATGAATCATGGCTTACCGGCCATAAACGGAGAAAAATTTGAGTTATATAGATGCACTATTTGATCGTGAACACGATCGCATACATGTAGTTGAACGCAAAGACGGCAAAAGGTCTTATCAGGAGTATCCAGCCAACTACATCTTCTACTACGAGGATCCTCGTGGTAAATTTACTAGCCTATTTGGCACACCTGTCAGCAGATTCAGCACACGCAACAACAAAGAGTTTCGCAAAGAGATTCGCATACAGTCAGGCAAGCAACTGTATGAGAGTGATATTAATCCAATCTTTCGCTGTCTTGAAGACAACTACAAAGGTCAAGATGCTCCAAAACTAAATGTAGCGTTCTTTGACATTGAGGTAGACTTTGACCCTGAGCGTGGCTTTAGCCCAACAACAGATCCGTTCAATGCTATCACTGCTATCTCAGTTTACTTGCAATGGCTTGAACAAATGGTTACCTTGGTTGTTCCGCCCAAGCATATGAGTCGTACTACTGCGGACGAGATTGCTCAGCAGTTTGAAAACTGTGTCGTCTTTGAACGTGAAGACGAAATGCTAAAGACCTTCTTGGATCTTATCGAAGATGCAGATGCACTTTCAGGCTGGAACAGTGAGGGCTATGATATACCCTACACAATAAATCGTGTGACTAGAATTCTCAGCAAAGATGACACCAGACGTTTCTGTTTGTGGAATCAGTATCCCAAGAAGCGTATGTTTGAACGCTTTGGTGCAGAAAATGAAACATATGACTTGATTGGTCGTGTGCATATGGACTATATGCAACTGTATCGCAAATATACCTATGAAGAACGTCATAGTTACAGCTTGGATGCCATTGCTGAATACGAGTTGCAAGAAACTAAAACAGTGTTTGAAGGCACCTTAGATCAACTGTATAATCAAAACTTTAAAAAGTTCATTGAATACAACAGACAAGACACAATGATTCTTGCCAAGCTGGATAAAAAATTAAAATTCTTGGATCTTGCCAATACCTTGGCACACGAAAACACAGTCCTGCTACAGACCACCATGGGTGCTGTGGCTGTAACAGAACAGGCCATTATCAATGAAGCACACGAACGTGGTATGGTTGTGCCAAACCGTAAAGAACGCTACAGCGACGAAGACACGCAAGCCGCAGGTGCGTATGTTGCTTATCCCCGCAAAGGCATTCACGAATACGTCGGGTCAATAGACATCAACTCACTATACCCAAGTGCGATTCGAGCACTTAACATGGGGCCAGAGACCATTATAGGACAACTACGTCCTATCATGACTGACCGATACATTGCCGACAAGATGCGTAGTGGGTCGAGCTTTGCTGCGGCATGGGAAGGCCTGTTTGGTTCATTGGAATACGAAGCAGTGATGGCCACAGAGGTAGGAACAGAAATTACCATAGACTGGAAGGACGGCGAAGAGTCGATTCACAGTGCTGCTGAGGTATGGAAAATAATTTTTGACAGCAACCAACCTTGGATGTTGTCAGCTAATGGCACTATCTTTACCTATGAAAAGGAAGCTGTTATTCCGGGGCTACTAAAGCGTTGGTATGCTGAACGTAAAGAGATGCAGGACAAACTAAAGGAATGTAAAAATGCAGAAGATGAAGAATATTGGGACAAGCGTCAGCTTGTTAAAAAGATTAACCTTAACAGTTTGTATGGTGCTATTCTTAA